CTGATGGTCAAGAGATCAAGGGTGAGTATGACATGGAGATGGATGGTAAGATTGACGATGTTAAGTCTGCCTCACCATGGTCATATCAGCATAAGTTTGAAAGCTTTGAGAAGCTGAACGAGAGTGATGGCTTTGGTTATGTCTCACAGCTTGTAGGCTACGCTACAGCAGCAGGTAAAGATGTTGGTGGATGGTGGGTAGTCAACAAGGGTAATGGTGAGTTCAAGTACGTTGATGCATCTGAGGTAGACAAGGAAGCTGTGCTTGAGAACATTCAATCTGTGGTTAACTACATAGAGAATGATGAACCCTTCGAGCGTTGCTTTGCGCCTGTACAAGAGACATACCGTAAGAAGCCTAGCGGTAACGTAGTGTTAAACAGTTCATGTAGGTTCTGTAACTTCAAGAAGAAGTGCTACCCTACACTTAAGACTTTACCTAGTCGTGTATCACAAGCAAAGGTTAAGCCTCAAGTAGACTACATACTTATAGGTGATGGTCTTGCCTCGTAAGCATAACAAAAGAGCATATCGTAGTGGCCTTGAACAAGAGGCCGCTGCATTCTTAGAGTCCCGCCAAAAGGTTGTAGCTTATGAGAAGCTAAAGATCGAATGGGAAGACTTAAAGTATCGCACCTATACACCAGACTTTGAGTTGGACAACGGTATCATAATCGAAACTAAAGGCTTGTTTAGTGCTGCAGATAGACGCAAGCATTTGGAAATAGCCAAGCAGCATCCTAAGTTAGACATACGCTTTGTGTTCAGCAATGCTAACGCCAAGCTATATAAGGGTGCTAAGTCTCGCTACTGTGATTGGTGCGAGAAGAACAACTTCAAGTGGGCGCATCGTGTCATACCTGAAGGGTGGTTGCTTGAGAAGGGTAGCCGACTAAAAGAGCAACGCCTAAAAGTAAAACGGAGAGCGTGATGTATAGAGTTAAGAATGATGAAGTAGCTATAATTATCAAGCCTATCATAGATGATAACGGTAACTGGACCTATGAGTTAAAGACTGGTATCGCCTTTGGTAATGGTCTAGATAAGTATGAAGATAAAGTAGGACACGCTATGCTAGACTCTGCTATCACTATGTCTGCTGCCTTAGCTTACATCCAGGATTACCCAGAGTTTCTTGAGATGCTTGACGAATATAAGCATGACATGTTAGCAGAGGTATTCCCAGAGCAGTATGCTGAAGCTGTAGCTGAGCAGAAATCTGAAGAGGGATATGAGGTAGAGGATAATGTTATCCGTCTAAACGCATGGACTAAGACACAGGGGAATGCATGAACGATCCAGTCAACAAGCCTGTACACTATAACACTGGTGGCATAGAGGCAATCGAAGCTATCCTAGCTGCAACCAATGAGCAAAGCGAAGGGTATCTACAGGGTAACATCATGAAGTATATCTGGCGTTACCGTTACAAGAATGGCCTTGAGGATTTACAAAAGGCACAGTGGTATCTGAACAAACTAATTGAAGTGTATCAAGAGAAGCATAAATGAAAAAATTTAGCATTACATTCGTAGTTAAGGTAGATGAAGAGAATAACTTCCTGTCTTCCTATGAGGATGCACACGAAGAAGATATGCATGATTTGATAATGAATGCCATGCATGACGTAGACGATGTAGAAATAGAAAACTTAGTAGTGAAGGAACGAGGATGATAAGTGAGAAAGACTTAGAGAGTATGGGGTACTATGATATGTTCCCAGATGCTGACCCTGTTAATTGGGCAGACTTCTACTCAGGTTGGGTAGAGAAGAAGATACTTACCAAGGATCAAGAACGCTTGGTTGAGAACACCCTTGGTCTTGTAGGTGAAGCAGGTGAGGTAGCGGAGAAGATAAAGAAACTAATCCGTGACAACAACAAGTATGCTAACGAAGAGATCATGAAGGAACTAGGTGATGTGGTATTCTATGCCACTGCACTAGCAAACATCTATGGACGTGGGCTGCAGGAAGTGCTAGAGCTTAACATCCAAAAGCTAGACGACAGACAGAAACGAAATAAACTAAGAGGAAGCGGGGATAACCGATGAGCAATCTATTACCAACAGACTATCAGTCATTCATTCATAAGTCACGCTATGCGAAGTACTTTGATGGTAAGGGGCGTGAGAACTGGGATGAAACAGTAGAGCGTTACATGGATAACGTTGTGCGTCCTGCAGCAGGTGACGACTCATATATTAACCAGATTCGTGATGCTATCCTAAGCCTAGAGATCATGCCATCTATGAGAGCTATGATGACTGCAGGTCCAGCACTAGAGCGTGACAACACAGCAGGGTACAACTGTTCATACCTACCAGTGGATGACCCTAAGAGCTTTGATGAAGCTATGTATATCCTATTGTGCGGTACAGGCGTAGGCTTCTCTGTTGAGCGACAGTACATCAAGAAGCTACCTGAAGTGCCAGAACTGTTTGACAGTGAAACTACAATCGTTGTTAAGGATAGTAAAGAAGGTTGGGCTAAGGCATTCCGTCAGCTACTAGCATTGCTATGGGCGGGTGAGATTCCTAAGTGGAACGTAGATAAGGTACGTCCTGCAGGTGCGCGACTAAAGACATTCGGTGGACGTGCCTCTGGTCCTGCTCCACTAGTAGAGTTGTTTAACTTCGCTGTGAATACATTCAAGAATGCACAGGGACGTAAGCTATCCTCACTAGAGTGTCATGACTTGATGTGCTTCATTGGTCAGATCGTTGTGGTTGGTGGTGTTCGTCGCTCTGCTATGATCTCTTTGTCTAACCTGAGTGATGACCGTATGCGTCATGCTAAGTCAGGACAGTGGTGGGAAACTGCAGCGCACCGTGCGTTGGCTAACAACTCTGTAAGCTATACTGAGAAGCCTGACGTAGAGACATTCATGCGTGAGTGGACTGCTCTTGTAGAGTCCAAGTCTGGTGAGCGTGGTGTGTTCAACCGTGAAGCATCTAAGAAACAAGTTGCTAAGTTTGGTAGACGTAACCCTGAGTTCGACTTCGGGACGAACCCATGTAGTGAGATAATTTTGAGGCCTTACCAATTTTGCAACCTTACGGAGTGCGTAGTACGTGCAACAGATAGCATTGAAGACTTAGAGCGTAAGGTTAAGTTAGCCACCATCCTTGGTACTATTCAGTCAACGCTAACTAAGTTTCCCTACCTACGTAAGGTATGGCAGAAGAACACAGAGGAAGAGCGTCTACTAGGTGTGTCTCTTACAGGCATCATGGACAATCCTCTACTAACATCTAAGAACAAAGGATTGGATAAGACCCTTGAGCATCTACGATCCATCGCTGTTACTACTAACGCTGAGTGGGCTGAACGCCTTGGTATCCCTGCTTCTGCTTCGATCACATGCGTTAAACCATCAGGTACGGTATCACAACTGGTTGACTCCGCTAGTGGTATTCATGCTCGTCATAGCCCCTACTATATTCGTACTGTCCGTGGTGATAACAAAGACCCACTAACACAGTTCATGATTGACAACGGTATCCCTGCGGAGCCATGCGTCTTTAAGGGTGACACTACTACAGTGTTTAGCTTCCCAGTGAAGTCACCTAATCGTGCTGTGACACGTAACGATATGACAGCCATTGAGCAGCTAGAGATGTGGCTAACGTATCAGCGTCACTGGTGTGAGCATAAGCCAAGTGTGACTATCTCAGTGCGTGACAGTGAGTGGCTAGAGGTTGGTGCATTCGTGTACAAGTACTTTGATGAGATGTCAGGTGTGTCATTTTTGCCACACTCAGATCATACATATCAGCAAGCACCTTATCAAGACTGTGACAAGGCAACCTATGAAGAACTACTAGCTAAGATGCCTAAGTCTATTGACTGGACTAAGCTCTCTGAGTATGAGCAAGAGGACAACACTGTAGCCATGCAGACTATGGCTTGCTCTGGTGACTCATGCGAAATCGTAGACCTCACCGCTTAGGTAAAACACCTTCACCCTGCATACGTATATGTCGCCTTGAAAAAGACGAGTGTGTGGGGTGTTACAGAACAGTTGACGAGATACGTGATTGGATGGTAATGTCCGACTACGAACAGAAAAAACTGTTACATGAACTGAAATGGAGAAAAGATGTACGTGATAATAACACGTGATCAATGCAACTTCTGCGACGATGCTAAGGCTCTGATGAAGGGCAAGGGTATTCAGTACGTAGAATATAACATACAGTCTAAGTCGAGCGCATGGTTGCTTTACTTACTGAAGCGTTCGAGTATAACTACAGTACCACAAATCTTCAACGATAAAGGGACGCACGTTGGAGGGTACACAGAACTTAAGGAGTATCTAACATGATTGAATTTCTAGTAGCAGGTGTAGTCGCACTAGGTTTAGGAGTAGGAGTACTAACAGAGATTGTACAGCCTACAGCAGCATACGCTATTGACCAAGGTAAAGCTGGTGTCGAGTACATACAAGAGAAGCTAGACTAATGTGGGTTCTGGTAGTCTTGTTAGTCGATGGTCCACTTATGTTTTCTTACGCTGAGTCGTTCCCATATAAAGATGAAGAACGATGTTGGAAAGATGCATACGTATCATACCAGAAGCACATGGCTACCAGACCTAACGACACAGCCTATGTAGTGGCATACTGTTCAGAAGTACCGAAGGGAATCTAAATGCAATACGCTTTGTTTGAGTTCTTTACAGTAGAACCAAAGACTGACGACACAAAGGTATGTAAGAGATGTAACAAAGAGAAAGACAAGACAGACTTTTATGCCATGAAGCAAAACACAGATGGCTTACATAATAACTGTAAGGAGTGTGTAAAAGAACTACAGAAATGGCGGTATTGGGAAATAAAGAAAAGGGAACATACTAGACCAGAAGTGTGTGATTGTTGCGGAAGACCACCTAGCACACA